ACCTCGTTATCCCACCTCATTAACTTTACTTGTGGGAAAAAATCTTCCTGTTTGTCATCACCAATAACAACCTCAATCCTATCTTTAGGGTCGTCTTTGGCTACCTTTATATAAGTAGTGCTATTTAATTGTTCTATTGGATTATCCATCTAATTTTTTTAAATCTTCCTCAGTCCAACCAGGAACTGGAGAAAACTTCTCTACTAACCAACTTACGGGATGTATTTGTCCGGGATGTTTTTTATTCCAAAATTTCTCTTTTATATAATTTTTAGTCTTCTGGACTGTTCTTCCTCCTATGTGGTAAGGGAAACCGAAGTCTCCTCCTTGTGTTCTGAACATATGAGCATACCAAGTGTTGTGATTGACTAGAACTCGGTTTCCTGTTAGCCAAGTGGCACAGGCTACTTCAACTCCTTGATTTCCCCAGCTTCCAGCTTTCTCGTCTGAAACTTCCCATTTCCAGTAGTTGTCCTTTAATAACATAAAGCAACTTCCTTGTAGGCTCATTGTCTCTGTAAATCCTGCTTTCTTATCTGATATATATGGTTCTCTGTGTTTCCAGTCTTCAAAGTATTGAAAATGTGGTTCGCTATCAAAACTGTATGAGGTTGACTGTGGATTGTGCTTTCCCACCCACATCATTTTCTTTCTCACTTTGTCTGACTTTCCACAGGCTTCGCATTTCTCTGGTGTTGGTCCTTGATACTTCTTCCATCCGCAGTGATAGCATTTCCAGTCAAAAGCCCAGAGGTTTCTCATTATTGGAACGGCTGTGATGTCGTTTCCGTGTTCTTTAAAGAACTCAAGCATCTTGCGGTCAAAGCCTTTATCAAAGGAACAGTGAGCGTCCACTTTCATTACATACTTTCCTTTCGCTAGTCTGGCGGCTAGGTTGGTTCCGGCTCTTTGTCCTACGCTTTCAGGCACATAAATTACATTTACTCTATCGTTCTGTGGAATGCCAGGCTCTGCCCACGCTCCATCTAAAACAGCAATAATTTCTGTGTCGGCTTCTATATTTTCTAAAATGTCTTGGATTGTCCGCGCTAAAAACATTTCATTTCTCGCGGGTATTAAAATACTAAGCTCCATAAAATTTTTGTGATTCTGATGAGTGAATATCCATTCCTACTGGGAATAGTTTTTTCAAATCCCAATCAGGAACATCTTTATAATTTATCTCTTGCCAGTTCTCTGGCTTATTTTTAAAATCAGACATATCGCACTTAATAGAGGTGAATGTTCGGTTGTGTCTAATGTCTATGTTTGGTCCTTTGGATGAAAACATTTCACATTCATCGTCTGAAAATCCTCCGCGTCTTCTTTTCTTTGTTCCCGGCTCATATCCCCAAACTCTCCCCTGTCTTGGCTCTCTGCTTCTGAACTGGTCCAGTCCCAACCTCTCCATGTGTTCAATTCTCATCTTGTAGTGGTTTAGAGCAAACTCTCGGTTGCAACACAGACAGGATAGGGGTCGCATTTTGTCGTATCTTATTAGTTTAAAATCCCACATCTTCCAGCGCCATACATTATCGTTGTAGTAGAAAATATCATCTTTAGGTGGGGTGAAGTCAAAGTGTGATTTGTGATAAAGAACATCATGCTCGCAGAAGAATACATACCTCGTGTCTAAGTTCTCTAGTGCGGTCTTAATCTGTGTTAGGTAGGTTGGATAGCTTCTCACCCTTCCCTCAAGGACTATGTTCTTTCCAAACTTTATAGACTTCAATGAGGTGCTGACTATCGGTAGTCCGGACTTTTTAATAAAATGCCTTACAGTTCCTCTGATTGGGTTTTGTATTTTGTTGTCTGTATAGTAAATACATCCTTTAGTTTTTTCTTCCATATTACCAGTGTTTTATAAAAAAATAACTTAAATCTATATCATCACCTTCCTTCTGTTTCTTGTTTCCTAATACCCAGAAGTTTTTAAAGTCGTGGCTCTTGGCAAATGCCTCTACAATACATCCTACATGGCGGTTGGCTCTCTTTCTTTTTGGATCGTGTGATGTGTAGTCGTGTCCGGCTATGATTCCTCCCTTTCTCACCTTATGCGACCACTTAGACAAATCCATTGCTACATAACCGAATCCGTGGTTGCCATCTATATAAACAAAGTCTAGTGAGCGATTGGGAACATCCTTTATGGCTTCCATTGATGTCTTGCGTATCAGCTTGCAGTTGGTGTATTTCTCAGTTCTCTCTACCGCGTAATCATAGACAGTATCTACTGTTTGGGCGTGTTCTTTGGGAATACTGATAATCTTCCGATAGATGTTGTCTTCGCTGTCTTTCCATGGATCAACTCCATAAATTTCCAGTCCGGCTTCGCAGTAGTCAATTATGTTATCTGCCCACGACACTCCTATCTCTACACCCTTATTAAATCCCATTTCTTTGAGAAATGTTGGTATATCCCTTTTATTACAATCCGGTATCCAGTAGGGGAAGTCCTTGTGTTTTAGTGCGTCTTTTATTTTCATTTAAATATTACCCAGCCATAACGAGGTAGTTCAAAATACGGCTTGCCTATTTCCTTTGCGTATTCCTGAACTGCTTGCTTGACTCCAAATCTTACGCCTGACCTTTGTATAAAAGCAGTTCTGTAATCATCACCTGTGAGACATCCGCCTTTTTTCATTTTAGGATACCAATCTTTAATGTCCCGTAGGCAACCTTCGTATGTATGGTCGGCATCTATGTAAATTACATCAAAATATTCATCAGGGAATCTATCTACTGCTTCGTAAGTAAATTCACGATGTAGTTGTATAAACTTCTTGTCTTTCCTTTTTTCCTTAAAGTCTTCAAACTGTCCATCCATTTCCTCTTTGCTAAAGTTCCAATCATTCTGTCCTGGAGTTCCTTCTGCTTCCCACGAATCTACTGCTACTGCTATCTTTGGCTCGTGGGCTGTCATGTAATCAAAGGTTGTTCCAAACTGAACTCCCAACTCAGCAATTACTTGGCAGTTATACTTCTCCATAAAAGGTTTCCAAATCCTTCTCTTTCTATAAATTTCAATCCCTTCAAGGTCGTGTAGCTTTTGTCTTTCTTCTGGAGTTAATAACTTCTCTCTGTCTTTTTGGTCTTTTTCCATTTTTTTTTATTTAATTATTTAGGCTCAACAAATCTTGTTTTCCCACAAGCTCCGTGTTTATTTAAAATTCTACTTAATCTCTTTGGCAACATCTGTACATTTAATGGATTCCCTCTATCAAACATTCTGTAAAATCTTCCACTCCACCTAAGAGGGTGGAAGTGTAAAACCTTTATTGGCTTCTCGCATCTATCGTAAACCATTTCAAAGTTCTTATATCCGTTGTTGCTTCCAGGGAAGTTATAGGTGATGTCCGCTTTCTTCATTCTTTTGTTTATATTGCAAGTGTTCTTTGATATAAGATGTTCCAGTGCCACTTCTTCGTTCAGTTCTTTCTCGTAGCAGTCGTCGTGTATGGCTTGGAAAATATCTCTTGACTTGCTATTAAAGAAGAAACTTCCAGTATTCCAATGCCTATACCTATAACCGTAATCAGTGAATGCCACATCTATTCCATCCAGTTCCATCTTTACAGGGTGGGCTTCAAAGGCGTCTAGATCGTGAAACCAGTAAATCTCATTGTCTTCTATCTTGTTGTTGTCAAATAACCAAAGAATGCAGTCTATCTTGCTCACTTGCTTCCACCACTTGCATTGGCAGTCATCACTGACTTCTACCGCTTTAACTCCCATATACTCAAAGGGAAAGTTTGTCGCTACTATAATATCTTCTGGCTTCCAACCTAACAATAAACTGTTCTCAATATTGGTTCTTATCATTAGATTATCCTCTATCCCAGAGAAAGCATTTTCTGGGTGAGTGTATGTCATTAGGTTCTTCATTAGTGTATGTGTCCTATGTTGTAAAACTTATCTCTAAATTTCGCTCCGCTTCCCCAGAAAGGAATACTGTGTTGGGCGACTCTATCTGACTTGGTGTAATGTCTCATTGATTGAGATGTCTTTATCTGAACTACTGGATTTTCTGTTTCGTAGGCTTCCAGTTTCTCTCTGCAAAATACATCTTCCCATTTCTTATGTAGTTTCTCTTTAGGGAAGTTCTTTTGGGCTACACTCCACTTAGGTTCGCCTTCAAACAGTTTTTCTAATGTCTCTATATAAAACTTTCTTCCTACTACTTGGGCGTGGGTAGCTCCACTCATATAATCTCCTGTTACTCCTTTTCTGTAAAAATAACTGCGGTGTTGTCCCATTACATAGAGATTGGTATTCCGGTAACACATGTCGTCTCTCTTCGGCAAACTCTTGAAATAGTCTGGGGGATATACGCAGTCAGCTTCAATGGAGGTTACAAACTTAGTCTTAGCTTCCTTACAAGCTATCAGCACTTGTCTGAACATATTGAATCCTGAAGCTCCTACATCTCCTACTACTATATTCTTTCCAAAATCTATGGGCTTCTGAGTAACTGATATGATCGGTAGGTCTCCGCAATTCTTTAAAATATTATCCCTTATCCTCTTTTCAAATACAGGATTCTCTCTATTGGATGAATAATAAATTAAAGTTGTCATACTTCTTTAAACCAATTATCTTTCTTGTCTTTATAAATAAAATCTCCATTCTTTTGCGCGCAACTTACAAATCCGTGATTCCAGAAGTCCCAACCACCTTCCATCCATATTCTTCTAAAATGTCTCTTTCCTACTCTAAGGACTTTGCCATGGTCTTTGAGTGTCAGTTTTCTTTTAAAGTCTGTTATATTTTCCATAGTGGTCTGATACATTGTTTATAATAAACTTCCCAAACCTTTAGCGCGTAAGCATATCCGTCATCACAGTGAGCTGGGTTTTCTTCTGTTCCATTGTTATGCGTCCGGCTGAAACTTCTATGCTTATGAGCAAACCAGGTGTTCTTATTCAACATCAGCTTTCCATTGGCTTTCCAAGTCTTGAATACCATTTCGTGAGAATCTTGTATCAGTGGACCATATCCTTCGGTTTGTAGCTCTCCTATCACATCTTCCCACCATTTCTTAGGCATTACCCACATAGAGCCTTGCATAGCCATTGTTTCGCTTATAGGAACATCTTTCTGCTCTTTGTCTCTGCTTTTCCAGCGTTGCCCAGCGAACTTCTTTCCTTCTTGAATTACAAGTTTTTCGTGTTCTACTGGTTCGTGTTCTTTCATTACTTCCCACTTCTTCGGGTCAAGGAAGAATCTTCTAGCAGTCATTATCCAGTTAGGCTGGCAGGTATCAGTCATCTCCTTGTCGTATCCTGGAGCGAACATACAATGCTCGTCAGTTCTCATTAGAAACTCTCCTCTGGCTACTTTGACTCCGGCGTTGATTGCTCCTCTCATTCCAACATTCTTTCCCAGATGAACCATCTTAACTCTGGGGTCAGCTGGTAAATCTTCTCTCCAATATCCGTCTAGCACGACTATGATTTCCAACTGGTCTCCTAATACTGAATTGTCCAGCAATCCTTGAATATGCTTGGGTAAATAGGGGTCTTTCCAACTTGGTATTATTACGGATAGCTTCATATTGGTCTAAATCCCTTTTTGACATTCTTTTCAAATGGGACCTTATTAAGAGTTAAGTATTCAAATAGTGGTGCTTTGTAGTTTCTGTTCTTTAGTTCTGGTTTCAACCATAGGAACTCCTGAACCAGGTCAACATCTAGGAATGGGTATCTCATTTCTATCTTGTAAATTTCAGCTATCTCCTCCAGTCCAGTAAGGTATTCCCTTTGCATACTTTCTCTGAAGTTAGGCCATTCTGTGAGTTTATCTGGGAACTTTCCTTTAAATGTACTTTGCCCTGGAAATAGTGAGTAGTCGCTTATTATCTCGTCTGCGCCTTGTCCTGATATAAAGACATTCCTTCCCTCCCTAGTGGCTATTTCAAACATACAAGCTATTCCCTTTGAGGCTTTGTCTTCCCTTGCGGTGTCGTTTATCTTATGTTTAAGAAAGTCGTGGTATTGCTTGAATACTTCCTTATTCATTGTAATGACTTGTCCTTCGTAACAGTATTTCAGTCTTTCATCTATAACCTCTTTGTTCTCATTGTTATAAACAGAGAAGGCTTTAAACAGTATTCCTTGCTTGGTCATTTCCTTGCTGATTGCTCCAGAATCATAACCGGAGGACAGTCCCATAAAACATCTATCCACTGCTCTGTATCTGATAGCTTTCTTAAAGGCTTTTAGCCAATCATTATATGTATCTTTGTGCTGGGTGAAATCAAACTCGTGTCTATAAAAGTCATTTAGTTCATCATTTTTCCACATAGATTTTTGTATTGTTGAGCGATCTTATCCCAGGTGTATTTTTCTAAAATTCCCATTCTCGGGCTTAGTTTCTTTAGTTCTTTCTTGAGACTTTCTACATCTCTATCTATTAAAATAACTCCATCTAGTTCTTCAGCAATCCCCATCCTTGTTGATATCACTGTCTTATTCGTTGCCAGGGCTTCCAATGTTGGATTGTTGCAACCTTCGTCATTACTGAGTATAACTAGACAATCTATCTGCTTATAAAAATTAGGCATTTCTTCGTAGGGTAAATTTGAAGCAACTCTTAATTCAAGTCCTAGTTCCTGACACGCCTGTTTGACTAGGTCATATCCTTTGCGTTTCTGATTTAGGCGTTGTCCTTCACCGGCATAACCGACAACGAATTTTCTTTTAAAGAAGTCAGTGTCCACTCCATTCGGTATAAAGACTACATTATCTTGCTGTATCATTTCTTTGAGACTATCTCTTAGAACAGGGTTTTGAGCTACGCAACAGACTGACTTTTGGTAAATCTCTATTAAATCTTCCTTAGTATCCATAAACAACTCTATCGTTCTGCGTGAGGCTAGTGTTGTAAATGTCTTCTCTTTGTATTTTAAAATGTAATCCTTTATCTTACTAATCCCCATTCCATACAGCACATAGATAACATCATACTTATCCCCATTCGGTAGATTTTTAATGTAAGCTATATCAACCTCATCTTCTGACCATTCTCTTTTCAAAGCTTCCGCTCTGTGAGTTGTAGCCCATGGAAATCTGTCAGCGTGTATCAATAATATCTTCATAGTGCTTGTGGTCTTCGTATCTTAAATTGGGAGTGGTTTTAATGTTCTCATCTACTCTATTAACTTTTAAGTCAGGAAACGCCCTTAGAGCGACTGGAAGACTTAATTGGTCTCTTTGTCCCCATCTGCATATTTCAGCCCACCACGCCTCGTTAAATGCGTTCACAAGTGGACTATGTCGTCTTATTATCACTCCACCCAGTAACATATCGTCTTTTTTAATGTCTAAATCCTTGTAATGTTCCACTTGCTTTTCAGCGTCCTTAACTATATCTGAATACTTTTTGAACTTATATTTTATCCACTTCAGTTCCCAATCTATGTTCTTACTCTTGTAGTGTCGGAAGAAAGCTATATCGTTATCTCCCAGCCATTCTTTGATAGCCTGTTCTTCTGGTATGTTGAGATAGATATTTCCATCAACCCATATTGAGATGTCACAGTCTAGGAACTTGTGTGGCAGTATCTTATAAATCTTGGCATTCATTACCGGTGACTTAAATTTATCGTATTCAGAGAAAACCTTTATATCATCTCTGGGTGAGTCTTTGCCATTACTTATAGCTGTGTAAATCATTTGTTTCTTATAATAACGAGTGAGTCGTGTTTCTTATCGTGGTTTTGATAAACTTGGCAATCATAGTCTGAGAGTTCTTCTTTTATCATTTCTGCATCGCTTGAGTCTTCTATGATATAAAGCACCTCTTTTTTTAGAAATGGCATAAGATTTTTAAATGTTCTCATCTGAGCCACTAAGCGATGGTTTCCATCGTCTATCACAAGGTCAATGTCGTTTCCGATATCTTTTAATAGCTGGTTTAATTAGACCATCTGATGTTCCAGTCCATAGTGAATAATCACTAACTTCAGTGATTAGTTCGTTGTCATTATTCATCTTGGCGTTCCCCTGTATGGGAAATTCTTTTGTCATATTTTTTTTATTATTTAATTACCTTATAAGGCCGAGAAGCCATTTCCCAGCCCGAAAGATATTCAATTTTAACTTGCTGAAGGGCTGATAGAAGGAGAAACTGATGGGCTGATGGACGGAGAAAGTGAAGGAGCAGTTGATGGACTGACAGAAACGGAGACCGATGGACTGATACTCGGTGAAACGGAAGGTGAAGTTGATGGAGACCTTGATTCAGAAAGAGTAATTGCAATCGCATTGTAAGCGCTGCAAAATCCTTTCACATACCAATATGTTCCATCGCTTATAAATCTTATACTGTCTCCAACCACTGCTATGCTGTCGGTAAATGTCATTGTTGAAGCTGATACGATATTGAAATCTGCATCAGTTTCTGAACTTACATTAGAGGTATAGATTTGACCATACATTGCTGGTTCACCATCGTTAGTGACGATAGTGTAACTAGCGCTAACTGGAGCGGCTTTAACAACAAAGTTAAAGTTTAATCCAGCCTTTACTTTAGGCAATGTAACTGCAAATTCAGTGGCTGAGTTCAAGAAAATAGTTTTTCCTGAATCTACTTCTGTTAGTGTGGTTACAGCCGTTAGAGTTCTCGGCTTAACCATAAAGTTTTTGAATTGTGTTGCTCGTGGCATATGATTGTGATGAATTAAGTTTATAATATCCTTGCGGACTTCCTATAAGTAATCAACTTATGTCAATCTTAATCCATTATTTAGTTAATTAAGAGGATGAGGGTGAAATAGACGGAGATACTGAAGGGGATATAGATACTGAAACAGATGGCGACCTTGATGGACTTGCTGATTGTTCTACTAATTTAATAGCGTTATATTCACTGCAATATCCATTGGCGTACCAATATGTTCCATCTGAGATTACTGTTACGCTGTCTCCAACTTTAGCCGTATTAGCAATGAATTTTATTGTTTCAACGCCAGGAAGTTGGACACTGGTACCGTAAGCAGCATTTACATCAGGAGTAATAACTTGTCCGGCTATAACTTCATCACCATCTTTTGAGATTATAATGTAGTTAGTAGTTGGAGCAGTTTTTACAATGAACTCAAAATTAACACCACCTCTGGGTTCTGGCAATGTAATCGTGAATCCACCTGCTGAATTTAGAAAATAAGTCTTTCCTGAATCAGAATCAGTTAATGTTTTTGTTTCAGCAAGAATTGATGGTTTAACCATTAGATTCTTTACTGTTGTTGATCTTCCCATAATGATTGGTCGGGATGGGTATATAGTACCTTGAGGTTTTCCTACGGGTAATCACCCCGCGTCAAGCCCATCCCGATAGTTAAGTTGATTAAGAAGTTGCTCCTGTTGATCCAACTATCCATTTGTAATCTAGCACTCCATAGTCATAGCAAGCGCTTGATTTGAATTTCCAGTCGTCTGTTTCAAAGTCTTCTCCATTTCCTCCCTGTGAAGGAGCTTTAAATGTTGGGTTCTCTGAAATTTCACAGATAGCATCTTTGTGTTTTTTGTCAGCTAACATCCAGTAATTGTCATAAGTTGTGTCTGGACCACCAGTAATGTTAGTCGCTAACATAGGCAGTACTAAATGAGTATATTTTCTTTTATATACATTAGTAGCGTTGTTAGCTTCGTCAGGGATAAGTGTTGAACCTAAGAACTCCTTAACGGCGTTCTGAATAGTAACATCTCGTCCGGTAACGATCGTGTCTGGCTCTGCAAGAACTATATTGTCGTTGTCATCAGTGAATGTGTTGAACTGATTTTCGGCTTCTTCTAATCCAGCTCGGCTGAAAGCCGTTGTGATTAGGTTACTAAGAGTGGTTGTAGCGCTCTTAATAGTATGGTCAGTATCAAAGATATTTTGACCATCGGCTGAAGTAGTTGCAACAGTTTCACCATCCATATTCGTATAAGAGGCTGCGCCCATTCCGAATGTGAATAGATGAGTAAGATCTAACTCAATTCTTTTAGCAGTAGCTTCACCTAGTTTTCTCATTTTCTTGTCAATTTCTCGGTACTTGTCAAACTTTCGCATTTCCCAAGTAATTGCGTCCATTAACCCGATACGGGTTTGAGATAAATTAAGTGTGTAGCCCTGTCTAATAGAACCGTAAGTATAGTTCTCACCTTCCTGTTTTCTCTTGGCGAAACCATAACCATTGATTATGGAATGCTCAGAGGTCTTATCAGTGACATTGCGAACATCATAAAGTTCACGAGCGGCCATAGGAACAGAGTTGAACCCATCTCGCCATTGAACTTTAGCATTCTTTCAATTTGTTACTCCTTATAAAAAAGGGGAGACACCTCTTCGGGTATCTCTCAATGATTTCATTTTGTTATAGTCATTGTTCAGACTGTTGCATAATGAAGATTCTTTGGATAATTATCCGTTTGTTCGTGGCAATGTAAGCATAATAAATTGTCAAGGAGCAGAATCTTCATTTCCCTTCGCTCAGTCGTTGTAGCCGGTATCCCTTTCGGGAGGAACCTTGCTAGGCGTTGCCCTCTTCAGGATGTTCGCCGTATATCAGAAGGGATTTTTTATTGATGATGCAAATTAGCTTATACAACATCATTGAAAGCTGTTGTGAGAATTGTCATTTATTTAAGTTTAGTTAGTTAAGCTGTTATTGGGATCTCAAGGCCAAAGCCCTTATTGATTTTCCCAGTAATTTTGGTTGTGGAAATAACTCCAGTGACCTTTATTGGTCCTTCCGTGTAGTCTGTAACATCTGCTGAATTTTCATCATCCAAACCTATCATTTCTCCGACATCTGTTGCGGCTGCGGAGCCGGTAGAAACATCAAATAGAAATTCTGCATCAACATCTCCTACTAGAACAGGAACCTTTCGGGCTGTTGCATAGTCAGAGTCAGTTGAAGCGATAGTTTGCTGGATAAGTCCAATAATGTATGTGCTTCCATCAATTGCTTTAGCTAGAGTTCCCACTCCGGCAGCAGTTGAAAGGATAGTCACAGCGTCATTGGCTGTAAATGCAGTAGATGCAGTAACAGGATACCATTCGGTATGGAATTTTCCCCTGTAAGGTGTAATCATCTTTTTGTTTATTAAAGTTTAATCTCGGCAATAGAAGAATCATCTTCCTTTGCCAGTTCTTTGACATCCACTCTCATTGCCTCAGCCATTTTTATGGCGCCGGCAGATAAAGAGCTTTTGTCTTTTTTAAGCGATTTTGAGCTTGTTTTGGAAACTGATGACATATCAGCTATTTGAGCCTCTGTCTTACCTTTGCGCTTACCCTTCTTAAAGGCTTCATCTTTTAAGTCGTCAATATCTCCTCTATCAAGGCGCGCTATGTTGTAGGCTCTATCTAAGTCTTTGGTGATGCTTTTAACACTACCTTTTCCACTTTTAGCGGTATAGTTGCTAATAACATCATTCCATTGTTCATCTTCTAATAGTTCTGGATGGTCTTCAAGATACTTGTCAACCGCGTTATTTTCGTTGGTTTTCTCAAGTGTCTTTAGAACCACTGTGCTGACATCTTCTTCAGCTTCTTCGTCATCGGATAACTGTTTTCGGGGAAGCTTCTTTTTATATTTAAGCATTCCCTTCTTGTAGTTATCCTTTTCCTTTTCAGCTTTCTCTAATCGCTCTTTTGCCCAATCTGGAAGCTCATCAACATCTTCAGTTTCTTCTTCTGTTGATTCTTCCACAGATTCCTCTTTAGATTCCTCATCCGACTGTGATTCTTCTTCAGGTTCCTCTTTGGACTCATCGTCTTTTTCTTCCTGACCAGTGGGAGGGATAACGATTTCCTCTTTTAAGTCTTCTTTGTTTTCCATAATTTTAACCGTTGAGCTTAGGCTCGGCTTCGGCATCCGAGCATATTATGAATTAAAAACCTCCACATAAAGTGTGGAGGTCTTCCCTTGATAGTGCCTATGAAAAAACTATCAAGGGGAAGCTTCCGCCCTTTATATTTTCATAGACTTTTATGGATTGTGAAGTTACTTGAAATTTTCTTTTATAAACTTATCTACTTCTTTCATCAGTGGATTGCCTGTTGTCATGCTAAGCTCTAATCCGTCATTTATCTTTTTTCCCATCGCTTTCTGATATTTCAACATCATAATGGTTATGTCTCTTTCTAAGATGTATTGGTTTTTCAAGTAAGACTTTTGGTCTAAGTCTAACTTCATCTTATCAATAACCTTATTTTGTTTTTCTAGTTCTTTTTCTAGTTTAATTATTCCTAGAAACTTTCTTATAAATTTTTTCATAGATTTTTATTTATTTTTTCTTTTCTTAAACTCTTGAGTTATGTTAGAGGCTAGGGCTTTCAGTTCTTTCAGTCTTCCCAATGCCTCTGCTTGTTCTTTGCCTTGTATTCCCAACGCTAACAGGTTCACGAGATATTTCTTTCTCATACTGTAATAGCTTTTGAATCCATCGTCCTTATAAGAAACATAGAGCCATTTCTGCATCTTCTCAACATCTATCGGTTCTTGCTGATAGATTCTATCTCCTAGTAGTTTTAGTATTAGTTTAATCATCATTTATTATAGGTGAGAGTAAAATCATTTAATCAAAATTTTTTTTCTTTTGTGTAATATTTATACAACCTTATTATTCTCGCATCTATCATCTTTTCTACTGGGTGATAATTAGTAATAGTAAAACCCTCCCTTACATTAAATGAATTTCCATCAGTTAGGTCTTTTTTATTTTTGAACATTAAGACTGATACCGTCAAACCATTATCGGTTTTTATTCGTCTAACTTTAAAATAATTCCCAAATTTTTCAATTATTGTTTCTTTCATAATGGCGGTAGTTTAGGTAAGCTTGATTGTCCTGCGGTAGCTCCTGCTGGTTCTTGTCCTTCCATTGGCATAGGAGCTTGAGCTTGTCCTCCGGCATCGTAGTCATTCGGGTCATCGTCATAACTGATAATGGTATCTTTAAACAGCTTCTCTGTGTTGGCCATTAGTAGTTGTGGGAAGTAGGCACCCAGTACTCTTAGTTTCTCCTCCATTTTCAATTGTGTCAAGCCTGATTCTTTCTGATAGATGGATTCGCTTTCAATCTTAATGTCATAAACCCAGTCATCTAGATAGTCTGCGGTCATTACTATCTTCTCATAGTTCTCTTTGCTTTGCTTTTTAATCATTGATTCGTCAATGTCTATCTCGTCTTGTTTGGGTAGGTCTTCTTCTCCTCCTACTATTTCTATTCCCATTGTTCCTCTTAGTCCGTTGGATAGTTCTGATTCTTCTACTACGAATGATTTGTATTTATCAATGATAGTGTTCTTTCCTCCCTTTCCGATGGCGTTGGTTACTTGTGGTTTGGTGTAGAAGGTTAGGATATTCATTACTCTTAGTTTGGTTTTCTGTATCCAGAGTGATGTTAGGAATAGATAGATAATTCCCTTTAGCTTCTTGGCGTTCTCATTAGCTATTACTACTTCTCTAGCTGTTACTCCTCGTCCGGGAACTCCTTGCTGATTTGAATCCACACTAGATAGGTCAAGTCCTCGTGATACCATTTCAATCATCTTGAGGTCGGCTTGATCCATTCCCTTAATAGGCATTTCTCTTACTTGATTGATGTCTTGAACATAAATCTTAGTGTCTATGGTGGTGTTCTGGTCTTCTAGGTCAAAGTCATCTTTGTTAGTATTTCCTATTAGAAGTGCCGGAGCCATTGACTTGTATGTCTTATCTAGCGCCATATTGAATAGCGCGTTGATAACATCTTGCTCTCCCATTAAAGTATTAGGCAGTGAATTTCCATAAAAGAAGTCAGCAGCGAATGGTTCAAAGACTGTCTTAGCGAATGGGTACCATTTCTTTTTCTTTCCCAATAGCATAGGTGATTCAAACAGTTTTACTCCATTAGCGATTACTCCAAACTCATCAGTGGCTTTGCTGAAGAATCTTATAACTTCTATTGGTTCGTTTTCATCTGTTCTCTCTTGCCATTCTTCGGTAAAGAAAGTGTCTTGTTCACTCTTCTGTGTTAGTTGGCTAGAGGTTTTAACAAACTTGTGATTGGGATATTTTCCAAACTCATTATTGAAAGCGTTGACTTCCATTCTCTCCACCCAGTTAATCTCTGGTTGTTTTTGTATATCAAAGATGTGCCAGTCACTTATGTAAAGATTTACTAGAGGAATTATAAAGCCGACACACTGATTGTCTGTCTCTAATTCTTTTTCTTCGTATTCTATTTCTCCAGTCTCTGTGTCGTAGGATGTAATTACTTTATGTTTGGATTTGGCTTTTAAGTATCCGTCATAAACGATAACTGTTCCTTTCTCGGCTGCTTCCCAAGCTTCAAAGAATATCTGTTCTTCCTTGTTGTCTTGAGAGTAAGAGAATTTCAATAGGTTTTTCATTATGTCTGCCCGGTCTGCGTGTCGTTGGTTCTTTTCATTCTGCGCAGTTACTCTTACTTGTGGAATATCTAAAGCCACTGAGGCTAAGAGAGCTTTAAACTTATTCTTAGTGATTGGGTGAAACACATTAGACTGCCAAGTTTCTTTGCCTTGTGATTCTCTACTAGGCACATATCCGTTCAGTCTTAATTGTGAATCATCTACGAAATCTACTAAGTTGCGGTCGTTAAAATGCTTCCACTTATTATTACGCTTTTTACGCGCATCACTGAAAGAGTTGTAAACGCGCTTTATAAAATCTTTGTCTTTATCTGATGGTGTATATTTTTTCATTTGAATTTGTATTCCCTAGCTTTTTTTAAACTTATATCTTTCACAGGGAATTGTATTATTTTGTAAAGGTCTCCTATATCTACTTTATTCTTCTTGGCTTGAAAGGCTGATTGTGTTTCCATTATCTGCACTTTCTCAGGATCAACATTTCCTTTGCGGTCAAATACCTTCTTACCATACCAGTTGACTACATTGAGGGTGTTGTTGAGTAGTTTCTTTACTTGAGTTTTAGCTCTCCACTCTTGATGACTTCGCTTGTTCTTCTTAGACTCTGGGTCTGGTTCTATTTTAAATCCAGCAACAAACAGTTCTTTGATTCCGTCTCTGGTTTTAACTGGTCCAGCGCCTTCATACTTGTCACCATTCTGCCAAAGGTAAATTGTCCAAGATTGTATTGTTTCTTTTTTCATAGACTTAATAATTTGTCATTCTCAATTTAACTCCTTCGTGTGGCATGTCTTCTCTCTTTAGTCTTTGGAAATCTCTTAGTGGTAGTTTCTCACTCAATCCCCAACAGGCTAATCCTAAACTCATTATGCGGTCATCGTGTAGTCCTTCGGGAACTCTCATCTTTACTTTCTGTCCCACTAGCTCGTATTGCATTGTCTTGAGTTCATCTATTAGTTCTTCTTCGTTGGGTATTTTTATCTTATCTTGTTCAAAGAGTATTTGGAGATTGTTGAGTAATTGAGTCCGGGAAGTTTCAGTGAAGTGGAATGGTTCTACTGATACCAGTCTCTTGAGGTCATCTATGATAGGATCTCCTATCCCAGTGGCGTCCGCCAAAGTTCTTCCTTTATTCCAATACTTGATTTCTTTAACTATCATTTCTTTCTGTTCGTTCCAGTCTATCTTATTGAATTTGATTTGTTTTACTAGATGAAAGGTGTGTAAGTCCACTACTGAAATAACTGTGTAATCTTGATGTTTAGCTAAGTCTATTCCTATTTGGTATCTCCTATTGAGTTTCAATCCTTCTTTTTCGTGATAAACATTCTCATCTATTCTCTTGAATGCACTTGAAGCACCTTCTATGAATTTACAATAGTATTCTTGATCTATTAGGTCTTCAGGCATTCCTTCTCTTCTCTCCTCCTCTATCTCTTCTGGTGTTAGAACCTTCGTGTCTTCAACAGTTAGAACTTCTTGAAACCAGTCATTCTTCTTGGCGATTTGATAGATGTTCCAAGCGTGGTTCTTTCCTCTGGGTGTGAAGTTGAATATTGCCCAGCCTTTATTTACTTTTAGAATAGGTCTTACGAAATCCCAAGCGTTTGGAGCAGAGATAGAATACTCGGAGAATACTACTCCTATTGGGTTTGTTCCGACTGATGTTTCTTCAAAGGTATCGGCTGCTATTAACTGAATGATTGAGTTGTTAAATAATTCTATTTTTAATTCTGATTTGTTTTTTTCTTTTACTATTTCTTCTGGGATGTGGTTTAGTGTTTTAAATCCATCGGTATCTATGTTATCCCAAATAACTTTCTTAGCCTGTGTATAGCTAGGAAGAAAGTAAAAGTAAGTTCCTACTTTCTGCGCTGCTTGGCGAATCATAAAATTCCAACAGGTTTTATCCTTCCCGCTTCTCCGATTCCACACTATTACCGCTCTCGTCTTTCCACTGTCCATTGCTTGCAGTAGAGGTAGTTGATATGTCCTCGGTTGGAATTGGAATGGTATTTGAATCTCCATATTTTACTAGCTTTATTTTAATGTCTCCTCCATCTTCTCCGGTTACTTCTTGAAGTTTAGGTAATAGATTGCCACACATTTTCAGAACCACTTGTTTATATAAATCATATTCTTCATTACTCATTTGCTTTACTGGTTTGTTTACAATATCAGAGACAACATCTAATAAGCGATTTCTTAGTTTCGCCCTCTTTCTTTTATCGTTGATGGATTTACCACCTAAGTTTCCCTTAGCAAATTGATTTCCTTGGTTTTGACCTTTTACTCCTGCCATAATTAGAGATAACTTATATAAAACTTTATTTAAAACAATCTTTGTCCTCCCCACATTATGAGGAGGCACATTTTTGACAAACGATTTTGCCTTTCTTTACATAATATGCTTCTAGTCTGCAGGTTCCTTTTGCCAGTTTCTGACAAAGCATTCTTTGGCACTTGGAGCATATTACTACATCTTTACATTCTCCGCATTTTCCTACAACCATTTTATCCTCCTTTTCTTACTTGAAAGGGAGCTTTTAGTTCTCCCTTTGCGGCTTTATTTAAAAGCGCCCTCTGAAATAAAAAAACATAGTATTCACTATGCCTATTATACTCGGTATCTTGAAAAAGTCAAGTATCTCTTGGTCTAAGTTATACACAGGCTGAGATGGAAAGATAGAACACCCCAGCCTCTATAATGTCCAGTTTAAAAATGCAATAGTTGCGATTTCTTTATGTCCATAAGTTGGCTTTGGTTTTGAAAGTCCTTTGCATATTCCTCTGACCAGTCTGTCAGCGTATGGACAATTGAAGTCTTCTGTTAATTCCCAGTAAGCTAGTATTCCATCGTGCATATCTTCTCTCCACATTTTAACCATTATATCTAATTGTCTTTTTGCTTCAGCTAGAGAATTGTCTGGACTACACTCATCACCTTCCACTGACCAATTCAGATACTCCTTTTCTTCACTTTCTACATTCTTTGCTCCAAAAAACTTTCTCAGAAACTCTATCTCTTGTTTTTGTTTGTTTGTCATATTATTCCAACTATTCTCGCGCATGTCCACCGACCCCATCCTCCACGATCGTATATCTCTTTAGCTATTCTAATGTTCTCATCTTCGTTAAGTAAAGTCTCAGGTGTGTAGTCGTGCCAAGTTCTATTTATTTGGAATAGCCCGTATGACCATTTAGTCATTTGCTTGTCTCCTATTTTATCTGGTTGTAGTTGTGATTCGCACGCGCATACTTTAATTGCATTTTCTGATTCTTCTCCAAACACTTTTCTAATTTTATCTTCTACTGTTAACTCCTCAAAGGAGACGGCTGGCTCTGAACCCTCACCGCTCCCCGAAGGCTTGTCCGATTCCCCCGCTTTCACCGAAGAATGGACATCTTTACTTAAATATTCGTGATAATATCCCATAGCCTCAGAATAGTCTTGTCTTAACTTGTCGCCTTCATAGAGACAGACAGTTAATGACACTCCTATTGCCAGAGATACTATACCCAGAAAAAATCTTGATTGTTTTAATTGTTTCCATTTTCTATTAAACA